TTCAATTAATTTGATAATATTAGGACAAATCTGAAATGAATTTACAAAATTATTTCTATGTCTATCCAGAGGCTATACCTCATCATCTTTGTGATGATTTAGTTAATTATGGAAACTCAAAAACTTCTAATATAGCAACCACAGGAGGCACTGATGTTACAGATTTATCTAAACTTTATAAACAAAGAAACTCTTCAATTGTGTGGATGGATGAACCTTGGATTTATAATCTTATTATACCTTTTGTAAAAGAGGCTAATGCACAAGCAGGTTGGAACTTTGATATAAGTGCTGCAGAGGCTTGTCAGTGGACCAAGTATGCAGAGACACAACATTACGATTGGCACATGGATAGCTTTGATAAACCACATGCTCATAGTGGAAAACCAACAGATGGCTTAGTGAGAAAAGTTTCCGTTACTGCGAGTTTATGTGATGGAGAAGAGTATGAGGGTGGAGATTTACAACTTGACTTAAGAAATAAAAAAGACAGTAGCCCTAATGTAATAGTATCAGAACATGCCCGAAAAAAAGGAGCTATAACTGTTTTTCCTTCATTTGTTTGGCATAGAGTAACACCTGTAACAAAAGGCACAAGATATTCACTTGTAGTTTGGAACTGTGGAGCACCATTTAGGTAAGAAAGGATCTAATGAAAAATAAAAAACAAAGCAAAAGTTTTTTTGAAGAAAACAATTATCTTGTTATAAAAAAGGTAGTATCTGAAGAATTAGCTTCATTTATATATATTTATTTTCAAAATAAACGAAAGGTATACAGCCACCTTTTGGAACATAAATTTTTATCACCATATGATGCGACATGGGGAACTTTTAATGATGAACAAATACCAGGAACCTATTCACATTATGCAGATATGGCTATGGAAACTTTATTAGCTAGAACATTACCAATAGTAGCTCAGCATACAGGATTAGATTTAATACCGTGTTACTCCTATGCAAGAATCTATAAATACGGAGATATATTACATAGGCATAAAGATAGGGCATCTTGTGAAGTATCAGGCACAATGAATTTGGGAGGTGATGATTGGCCAATATCATTAGACCCGACAGGAGATGAAGGTAACAAAGGTATAAATGTAAACTTAAATCCAGGTGATATGTTAATATATAGAGGCGACAAGGTTGAGCACTGGCGAGAGGCTTTCAACGGATATGACTGCGGACAAGTTTTCATGCATTATAATGATAAAAATGGACCGTTTGGAGAAACTAACATATTTGATTTGAGGCCTATTTTAGGTTTACCATCTTTATTTAAAAAAAATAATGATTAAACAAGAAGAACTCAAAGACAAAGATTTTAAAATATTTTTAGGTATGCCCATGTATGGTGGCATGTTATCAGAGGCAACATTGCATGGTCTATTAGAATTACAACAATGGACACAAGCTTTTGGTGTGGGATTACGAATACAGACAATGGGTAATGAGAGCTTGATTACCAGAGCACGTAATACAATCGTATCAATGATGATGGATCAAACTGATTACGTTGCAACTCATCTGTTATTTATAGACGCTGACATAGGTTTCTCATGGAAAAATATACAAAGATTGCTTTGTGCGGATAAAGATGTTGCATGTGGTATATATCCACGAAAACATTTACACTTTGAAAAAGTAGCAAACGTATTAGCAAATTTTCCAAATGCAACACCTGATGAAATAGAAGCTAAAATATTAGGTTACAATATAAATTTTGATAATCCAGAATATTTAAAAGGTGAGAATGGTTTTTTTAAAGTTAATGAAGCAGCCACAGGTATGATGCTTGTAAAAAGAAATGTTTTTAGAACAATGTTTAAAAAATTTCCTGAGAGAAAATATGAGTCAGATCAAATAGTCAATGGTGGATATTACAAGTCTGACAACTGTTACGACCTTTTTGCAGTTGGCCCTTACATGACCCTAGATCAAAAAAGATATCTGTCAGAAGATTATTATTTTTCAAGGTTATGGACTGAGGAGTGCGGCGGCGAGATATGGGCAGATCTTTCAGAACCACTAACTCATTTTGGCAACAGAGGATTCAAAGGTCATGTCGGTTCATTAGTGCAACCAAAAAAACAAAATTATGAGAAGACTTAGAATAATTAGTAAGGTCAAACTATCTATTTATGGTATCTACATAGTAGATAATTTTTTGGATGATAAGTATCACAAAGAAGTTTTAAAAAAAGTGAAAGAGCTTACAAAGAAAGATGTCAAAGGCAGAACCACAAATGTACAGGCTGTGATGACGGATTATCAAGCGCTTTTAAAACATGAATTATTTCAGTCATTTTTTACTGATAGCATAACAATGCTACATTACATTTATACATTAAGATCAATGCATCCAAATGAAGATTTTGAATTTGACTTATACGATGGTTGGGCCATGAAACATAGTAAAGGTGATCACACTATGATGCACACACATGGTCCACAATTTTGGTCTGCTGCATATTATCCTAGAATACCAGGTGAAACCTATATGCATTTTCCAGATTTTGAACACTCTGAGCTATTGAGAGAAAACTCTCTATATTTATTTCATGGTCTAACAAGGCACGGTGTCGACCCTCAAAAATATGATGAGCCAAGATATTCAATGTCTTTTAACGTTTCACAGAAAAAAATACAAAAAGAATAATATTTATAGTATATTAACAAAATGCCCCTAGTAAATTTTAGACCCGCACCCGGTATTAATAAAGAAGTCACTGACTATACAGGTCAAGGCAAATGGACTGATGGCGATATGGTGCGTTTTTTTCAGGGATCTGCTCAAAAAATCAAAGGGTGGGAGAAGTTTATAAGCACCACATTAGTCGGTGTAGCTAGAGATGCTCATGCATGGGTTGGCCTAGATGGTACTAGATTACTTGCCGTTGGTACTGATAGAAAACTTTACATAGTTGTGGAGGGTTTAGCTTATGACATAACTCCAATTAGAGAGACGCAAGCTTTAACAAACCCTTTTACCACTAATGCTACAACATTTGTAACAGTGACAGATACAGCTCATGGAGCTGCCAAAGGAGATTTTGTGACATTTGATTCTTTTAGCGCTATTGATGGCTTAGATATGAATAAAGAGTTTGAGATAACATCTATCACAGACAATAATAATTATGTTGTTACAGCAACATCAGCGGCATCAGGATCAACATCGGGTGGTGGAGGTAGTGGTAATGCTAAATATCAGATTAGTATTGGACCTGAAGTATCTACATCTGCTTTTGGATGGGGCACAGACACATGGGGTGCCGGAGGATGGGGCAGTCCATCAACATCAACGACCGTAACCTTAGAGGCTAGACAATGGTCTTTAGACAACTTTGGAGAAGATCTTATAGCCACTGTATTAAATGGTGGCGCATTTAGGTGGGACACATCTAGTGGTGTAGCCACAAGAGCGGCAGCGATTACAAACGCACCTACTAGATCAAGATTAAGTTTAGTTTCTACACCTGATAGACATTTATTATTTTTTGGCACACAGCCTACTATTGGTGGAACCAATGCACAAGATGATTTGTTGTTAAGATTCTCAGATCAAGAGGACATCAATACATATCAACCCACTGCAGAAAACACTGCAGGTTCTTTGCGTATAGCTGACGGCTCACGGATCGTGGCCGCAGAGCGATCAAGAGGTCAGATATTAGTTTGGACTGACACATCATTACACTCTTTACAGTTTATTGGTCCACCATTTACTTTTGGTTTAAGACAGCTAGGACAAAATTGTGGTATTGTTGGTAGTCATGCAGGTGTTGATATAAATGGTGTAAGTTATTGGATGTCTCAAGACTCCTTCTTTTTATTTGATGGTTCTGTTAAAAAATTACCATGTACTGTAGAACAATTTATCTTTAATAATTTAAATGTTACTGGTGCAGAAAACGCTTTTGCTGGGCATAATGGTGAGTTTAATGAAATAATGTGGTTTTATCCAAGAACGGGTTCAGACATTATTAACGCTATTGTAGCTTACAATTATACTGAAGGCACATGGTGGACAGGAACACTAGATAGAACTACTTGGTTAGATAGAGAAGTATATGATAATCCTGTGGCTACAGATTACTTACCAACGACCACAGCTAACAATGAAGTTATTTCAGGATTAACTGATGGTGCAACACAATTATTTTTACATGAAACAGGCAACAACGGTGACGGTGCTGCCATAACAGCATTCGTAAAGTCTGGTGTAGTGCAAATAGGTGAGGGTAATGACTTTGCTTTCGTATCAAAACTCATACCTGATATAGAGGATCAAGAGGGGATATTAAACGCAAAACTAGAATTTAAAAATTATCCTAACAATAGCACAAGTGTTACCAAAACAGTGACATTTCAAGATAATACTGATTTTGTAAGTTTACGTGGCAGAGGTAGAGAGTTTACAGTAAACGTGGTTTCTAATACCACAGGCACAGCGTGGAGATTAGGCACACAAAGATTTGATATTCAACCAGATGGTAGAAGATAATGGACCCTTATAGCATTTTACAACATTGGAAAAAACAACCATACATGAAAACTAATTATGACAATATACATGCTCATTATGCAGACCATAAGTATATAAGAATGAAACCAAAGTCACAAATAACATTAACTCCTGGGCTCATATTCATGATAATTAAACATCCTAAACAATGGGTGCAGCAAAATTTTAAATTAGAAAATGAAGTCACATTACATAATGATACAGTGAATATTCTTTACTTTATTTTAAAAGACTCATTGCTATCAAATGAAGATAAGAACGAAAAATTACATGTAAAAAATGGTGTGCCAAAGGATGATGATCAATGGCTAAATTAACACTTACAAGATTTCCAGATGCAAGAGAAGAGTACGATGCTCAACAACAAGCAGAATTAATAAGAGTATTAGAGGCAATAATACAACAATTAAATAGTTCCTACACCCAAGATACTCAAGAAGAAACTACTAGAAGGACTTGGTTTTTAAATGGCTGACGTATTTAAAAGATTTATTACAAACGTAACTACTACTGATTTGACCACAGTGTTTACTGTGCCCACTGCAAACGTAGCAGCTACACCTCCAGTGCCTGTGTCTACTTTTATTGTAAAAACAATCAACACTCATAACTATGACGGCTCTAACTCTGTAACAGTTAATCTTGATCACAATAACGGCAGTGCAGATCTACAAATTTTTCAAATTGATGTGTCAGCTAGTAATACAAATACAATATCAACTAGCATGGTATATCAAGAAGGTGACTCATTGAAAGTACAAGCAAATGCTGCTTCTAGAGCTATGGTAGAGGTATCTGTGTTGGAGATAAAACAACAACAATAATGTATGTATTAACAGATGTACCAAAAGACATTCTTAGCAAATTAGATGAGTGCATAGATGAAAAAGGTTTAAATCCTGTAAATGGTGATCTAGCAGGTAATATAATGCATGAGTATTCTATTCCAAAAGGTAAACCAATTGTATCGCCTATGCTAATGCACATGGTCACAGAATTTAATAAAAAATATCCAAACTATATTAAAAAAGCACACTCAACTGTAAATTACAAACAAGTGGATATTGAGCTTTTTAATTTGTGGGTTAACTTTCAAAAAAAACATGAGTTCAATCCAATGCATGTTCATGACGGGCTATATAGTTTTGTTATTTGGCACAAAGTGCCTTACGACATAAAAGATGAAAAAGCACGTTTACCAAATATAAGGGATGAGGATTTTAGAGCAGGTATGTTTGCATTTTTTTATAGTGAGCCAGGTGGTAAAATATACCAAGAGGCAATACCAGTAGATAAAAACTGGCAGGGTAAAATTGCTTTGTTTCCTGCTTCTTTAGACCATTGCGTCTACCCTTTTTATACATCTGATGACTATAGAGTATCAATCTCTGGTAATATCGGTTTTAAAATCTAACTGTTGAAATACGTATACAAAAGTAAGGTCGCCAATCATGACGAAGTAAAGAAACAATTACTTGAAATGTTTGATAAAATACCAAAAAATTCAATAAACATACAAAATGAAAATATAGTCCATACAGATTGGAGCATACCAGCAGAGATTAATAGAGAATATGGCTCTTTATTCTTAGAATTAATAAAACCTCATATGACAAAAATTACAAAAGACCTTAAATGTTCTGATTATGAGGTGCAAAATTTTTGGTTTCAAAGATATGAGCATAAAAATTATCATTCTTGGCATATACATCCTCGAGCACACTTTGCAAATGTATATTTTGTTGAGTGTCCAAAGGGTTTCAGCACTAAATTTATGCATT